AGGTGTACTATCATATATATTCGCCACGGATATTTCAGCATCAATCAAAAAATCAAACCCAAGACAGTAGACTTCTTTCGCCCCCATCTTGATTGCTTCAAGCATGGCATTCATTCCGGCATTAGAACGATTGCCTGTCGTTTCCTCAAAACACTCATTCCAAGCAGGGACAATGAAATTACTCTGAGGGACCTCACACGTTCCTGTATCTATTGCGTGGTTAATTTCCGAAATGATACCATCATCTATAGCGACCAAGTAGTCGGGCGTGAAGTCTCTGTATAGAGCATTGCACCCGAATATGGTCCCTTTACCCCACAACGACTCAAGATTGAAACCTTCACGCGATAGACCATTGCCAATAATGAATGCTTTCACCAATCTTGTGCTCTATTAGGAATGTATTCTTTGATTACAGGCATTGAGATGCCTTTCGGTAACTCTTTGTTGATCATCAACAAAACCAACTCTGCATCATCTGGGTCAATCGCCTCAAGCATTTGTAAAAACATCTGCTCACGCTTTGCCTGTTTGATATTATGCACAGGCACATTGTCGATTGAAATAAAGTAGTTAAGTTTCTTGCGTGTGATATCACGGATAAACTCATTCTGTAAATCCAACGACTTGTCTTTCTTTTCAAATGGTGGTCTACTTGCTGGGATCAAGAACTGAATGTTTGGACTCGCCAAGTAAGTAAAGAAGTCCTTTAGTGCGGGTGATGAAAAATCACGCAACACTTTGACCTTCTCTGCTTTGGTTCTACGATTACCCGCCTTCGCAACAATCTCAGCGATACCCTTTGTTACTGCCATTAAAACTCTCCAATGTGTTCAGTAAGATTTGTTAATCTATGTTTTACGAAATAGTTCATGAGTTTTTCACGACCATTACCTTTTGTTTCATACTGATTTAGCACTTCTTCTGCAATGCTATTTGGAACTTTGTCCAAGTCAACCAACTGCTCATTACGTTTGTAGTTACGCAACATCTTCTCATCACAAAAGTCTTCGGGTTCTTGCCCCTGCCACTCTTCAATCTTAGTAGCACGGAGTGGTTTCTGTCTCTTGTCAGCAACAAAACAGTCATCATCAGATAGGAAGTTAGGAATACCATCACCACGATCACCTTTCAAAATGTGCTCTCGCTTGTATCTTTCAGGATTGTCTGTTCGTATGAACTTATTCTGTTGTGGAGAATATTGATCGACATTTGTATATTTTTGCAACTGCATAAAGTCCTTGTCGGACGATAGAATCAGAATCTTCTCATCAACTTCTCGTGCTAAGATTGAACCATGAGCATGACACAGTGTCGCAATAATATCATCTGCCTCTGCACCATCAACACGAATCACCTTATATGGGAAGAACTCGTCCAACTCATCACGAATCGTATTCATTGTGTCAAAGATCAATCCCCAATCAAAACCACTCTGCTCCCGAATCTTTTTGCGAGATGCCTTGTAGTTTGGAAAGACATCTCGTCTCCAATAATGATGATGATCTGTGCAGATGACAATCTCACCATACTTTTCATGGAAGCGATTGCGGTGTGCACGAATCGTATTTAAAACAATATGACGCATGAGATCGTTTGTGATCTCAGCACCATACCCTTTGGAACCAATCTGTAGCATCAGTGAACTGATCACCACTTGGTTTAAATCAACAAGAATCATACCTTAACCCGCAGGAACTACGGTTCTCCAACCCATTTTATATTGTTGCAACTCACCGTAGAACAAGTCTACCCAAGTGCCTGTTTTGAGATACGTTTGGATATTGCGGATGTAAGACTCACACTGGTGATACTTTGCCTTTGCACCTTTGATATCATTTCGTATCTCTGACTTATACTTTGCCATCAATGACTTCTGAGTCTTGATGTACTCTTTACAATTTTTCATAGATAGAGCATGATCATCAGGCAAAGCAACAACGGATGGGTGAACTGTTTTATATTCAGGTTCTCCTTTCGCTGCTCTTGCTTTTTCCAAACGTTCACGCAAAGCATCTCTTTGCTCTTCAGTCAACTTGCGTTTTTTACGAACTGCCATACGCACCTCTCATTACAATGTTTACACATTATAACTCATCAGATCGTCATTGTCAAGCATCTCGTTTAAGTACACCTTCAAGCATTCCCGTCCACTGCTCTGCTCTTAAATCCCAGTTGTAGAAGTTATCAACATAGTTCTTTTGGTGTACTAATCGCGGTTGAATCTCTTGGATATGATTAATCGTACCATACAAAGTGTTGGCAAAGATTTCAGCATGACGTTGATACGACTCGTGGAACGGATACATCATACTATATTGTGTCACCGTTTCTGGTAGAGCGGCATAGTTTGGACATACAATCGCACAACCTGCACTCATTGCTTCCAAAGCAGAAATGCATGAAGTCTCCGGCCAAATATTTGGATATGCATAGATATGTGCTTCTTTCAAATGCTCACGAACAACATCGTTTGGTTGCCACCCATGATATGTCATATTCGGATGATCTTCAATTCTTTGAAATATTTCTTTGTATGGTTCGTCTCGCTGTTCCCACCCATAAATGCCAAATGATGAGAATACATCTAAGTGAATATCAAGTCCTGTCTGCTGAACCATTTGATCAATAACTGGAATCAAAAGTTCCAACCCACGGTGTGGTGTGGTATGATAGATTAGTTTGATTGTACCACTGAAATCTTTCTTTTCTGTTAGTTGGATTGGTTCAATGGCATTACCAATCACTAAACCATCGGCATATGGGACATTTAATGCCATATTGTATGTTTGTTGTTGATAGTTTGATACAAACACCAACTGATCAAATCGCTCACGACTTTTTGCATCTTTTAAATGCGCTGATTCTGGATCATCCCATGTGTCGTGTAACCAAAGAATGTTGTGGCGATCAGGATCAATCTTGCGAACCCGCGAACAAATAATGTGGAAGTTATCTAACAAATCTTTATCGAGTCTTTCTTTCAATCCACGATACATATTTTCTGTACCACCTTGACTGTTTTGTGCAGTACCATCATCGTTCAGATAGTCAGTATCATCCGAACCGATTTTAAAAGTATCTTCATCTGTAAATTTTAATTTCGTAGACATCGTATAACCTTTATGTAAAACTATTTGTCCAATCTTCGGTATTCATTTCGCTATAATCTTGTTCTAAAGATTTATACTCTAAATCTAATATTCTCACATTACCAGAAACTACAACTCTTTCGCCTTGAGATGGTAAAACTTGGTGATTTATAAAACTTCTAAAAAATAAAATGTCACCATCAGTCACATTTAAATCTATAAGTTCTTTACTTAAACCATCTTGAATCATAAAACCAGGACCATCATCAGGAACTTTCACATAATAGCAGTAAGACCACCCCAAAGTTTCTCCATGACTGTGTAAGTTAGCACCAGAACAGTCTTGATATTCAGCAATCCATGCATCGTGATGATACCAATCAAACTCTGGCGAAAGTTGTTTGGAAATACTCGTCACAAACTGGTTCAATGGTGACATTAACTTATGATATCTAGTCTGAACGTCCCAAGGTGTTCTCCATGCATGGGTTAAGTTATCATACCCCAAAAATGACAATCCTTTGTCTTTTTTTTCTTTAACAAAATCTAAAACTTCTTGTCTGAATCCAGAAAGACCATATGGATGAAATTGATATGTGGTAAACTCATGTTGAGTTTTAATCGTGGTTGGAGTTCCTGACTTTATGTTATAGTCTGTCATTTTAATCTCCCAAATCCGCGTCCTGTCTGCGAATCATAACACCACTCATACCATCCATTTATGAAACTGCGATAGAGTTCCATATCTGGTTCTTGATTTACTACATGTTCGTATAAGCAACGTCCATATGTGCGAACCTTTTTACCGAACAAGATCGCCTCGTAACCTGTGCCTGAGTTGATGACATGCACTTCACTCGCATCTTCCATCAGTGGGTGCAAATGCATTCTGTCTACCCAAGTCGCGTGTTCGTGTCTGACTGTTTCTTTAAGTAACTCAGTCATTGATCTAGGATTAACGGGATGCCCTTTGACGATGATTCGCTTACCTTGTTCCTTAGCATACTTGATCGACTCACGCAACCCATCAATCACTTCTACATCAGAATGATACTTGATTGTCTCATCATGTGGTAACTGACAAACAAACAGAATGTAACCTGGTTCAAATGGGTTCTTATCTTTCTGCGGTTGTAGGTGTTCAAACTTTGTCCCACCATTTGTGATGTGATTTTTTAAATCGTCAAAGTGTGTTTGTGTAGGATCACCCATCGGAAAGTTCTTCCACACAGACGCACCACCTTCCCAACCAACAGGATCAATACCAAACAACCACGGAAATACCGTTTGCATGTAGTATCGAGTCTCACCCACACTTACTGGAAAGTTATTCTGTTGCTTATGTGGAATGAACGTGACATCAGGATCATAGTGTCCAATCAACTCTGGCGTAAACTGAAACAGTGGTTTCTCAAGAATCAGTGCATCTGGATAAACTTTAGACAACTGTCCAACAAAGTCTGCCCAATATGCTTTGACTTTATCAGTTGGGGGTCCGATCTTATCTGGAATCGGTTGTCCAAAATCTTTAAAGGTCATATCGACCCGTGGTTTACAAATCAATACTTTCATTACTGACCTTCAGTTACATCAAATCCATTGGAAGCACGATAGTTCGATTGAGACTCTTTCTCATACTCAACGAAATCATTTAGATCATAGTAGTCTTGGGGTGTCATTCCCGCTACGATTGCCTCATTGTAAAACTGGTCAAATAATTTGACCACATCGTCCCTACGGTGTGTACGAACCTCACCATCATACCAGTGCTCGTGTCCCTCTTCTTCAATGCGAGGCATCGCATACTTGAAATGTGGTTGAGTTGACATATCAGTATAATGCAAAATCTTGATATTGTCAAGTTCGTCATTCTCACCATCAAAGTTATTCCACTGGCGATCAAACTCCTGCTCTAAGTGTGGGTGCTGTGGAATGCCGTGTGCCAACTGCTGATGGGCATATGGTTCTTTCTTGATGTCTTCCACTGAGGGTAGCACTTCCTTTGCACGTTCGCAGTTCCATTTTGACACACAGAATCGCCAACCACCTTTGCCCATAATGACAGCAGTGTCATTCCACTCTTCGTTCCATAGTTCCGCAAGATCACCTTGGATGATCATATCGGAGTCCATGTAGATTGCTTGCCCTTCAAAGTTGCAATACTCAGGGATACCCCAACGGAAACCACTGAATGGTGTTGCCCAAGTCTTGCTGTTCCACCCATGCCAATAATCATCTGGATCGTTGCTGTGCTTCATCCACACAATGTCGATGTCTTCA